GGGAGGACAACGGGCCGGGCGGCGAGTTCCAGAAGGCGGTGAAGGAGGCTGGCTATCGCAAGGTCTTCTACCCGGCCAAGGACGAGATGGACTTTAGCGACAAGAAATCCCGCACGCCCGGCTGGCATTCGACCCGCGAAACCAAGCGGATCTTGCTGTCGGAGTATGCCACGGCCCTAATGACCGGCACGTTCGCCAATCCGTGTGAGGACGCGCTGAAGGAATGCGGCGAGTACGTCCACCAGCCCAACGGAGCGATCGAACACTCCAAATCGCTAAAGCACATCGACCCAACGGCCTTAGGCGAGAATCACGGCGACATGGTGATTGCCGACGCCCTGGCCTGCCGCGGCATCAAAGAGTTCCCGAAAAAGAAAAAGCTGGCTGAGGGCCAGCACGACCCGGAAAACCCGCCCTACGGCAGCATGGCGTGGCGAAATAAATATCACCTCGACGCGGCACAAGAAGCCGGCCATTCTTGGGACAGCCAAACGAACGACGATCTGGCCTCCGGCGGCCAAACCTTTTCGCCGGTCTGGTAGCCGAACTGGCAAGATAGGGGGACAGTTGTTATAAAATTCGCTAAGCCGGTTCCTGCTGGGCACGGATGTCCATGAATCCTTTAGACGAACTGCATCGCAGCCGACTCACCAAGGCGATCGAGGCCGACTACCGCAGTTTGGAGTGGGTTCGCAACCTGAAACGCGGGCTGGTGGAAAGCTATGCGGGCAGCGGTTACGGCAAGCCCCGCTCGCCACGCAAGGAAAAGCTGGTCAATCTGGCTCTCCAGACGGTGGAGGCCAACAACATCGGCCTGGTGGCCCAGCGGCCCCGTGTTCTGGTCAGCACCCACCGCCCCGAGCTGAAGTATTTTGCCAAGCTCTTTACGGTCACGCTGAACGACTACATCGAGGAAATCGGCCTGGAGTTCACGTTCGGCCGCTGCGTTATGGATGCCCAGTTTGGGATGGGCATTCTCAAGTTGCACCTCACTGAATCCGCGATGGAATTGGATCGCTGGGCAGATCCGGGGTTGCCTTACGCCAGCAATCTGCCGGTCGATAACTTCGTGTTCGACACCAACGCCCCCTGCTGGGAGAGCGTGCGCTATGCGGGCGACAGCTATCGGATGGCGTACAGCGACCTCGACCACCCGATGTTCGACCCGGCCGCCGTGCAATGGCTGGTCGCCAGCAAACGCAGCGAGGACGACGACCGCACTTCCCGGTTGAGCCGCGGCAACGAATCGAGCCAGGACGAGCTCGAGGAGATGGTTGACCTGACCGACATTTGGTTTCCGCGGGAAGGGCGGATTTACACGTTTCCGCTCGCCAGCCGCGGGCAGTTTCAGATCAAAGGCCCTCCCGTGGCGGCGATGGACTGGGAAGGGGGCGAGCGCGGCCCCTATCCGATCCTCTCGTTCCTCGACGTGCCGGACAACATTATTCCGACCAGCATGCTCGCCTCGCTGGCTCCTGGGGAACGGCTCATCAACAACATTCTGCGGAAGCAGGGCCGGCAGGCTGACCGACACAAGGAGATTACGACCTTCCCGGCAGGCGCCGAGGAGGACATGCGCAAGATCATCAACACGAGCGATGGAGGAACGGCCAACGTCAACAACCCGGAGCAAATCAAGCAGCTGTTTTATGGCGGAGTAGACCCCCGCAATCAGGCATTCGTGGGCTCCATGTTGCAACTCCACAACGCCGCAGCTGGAAATCCGGCTGGCAAGCTGGGGCTCGGCGCTCAGGCCCCGACGGCATCGCAAGAGCAGATCATTCAGGGTCGCATCGGCAGCAAGGACGCTTCGATGCAGTACAAGGTGCTCGATTTCTCCTGCCGCACGATCCGCGGTTTGGCACAAATGATGTGGAACGACAAGGCGCTGTATCGCCAAGCCCAGATTCCGCTCGACGGCAGCACCTACTCGATCAACGCCGCGTGGATGCCCGGCGATCGCGAGGGATCGTTCAAGGACTACCAGTTCGAAGTCTACAGCATGGCGTACCAGTCGCCGGAGGAGCGGGTTGCGAAGGTCACGCAGTTCGTCACCCAGCTCTACGCTCCGCTGGCCCAGATGTTCCGCGAGCAGGGCAAGACTCTCGACCTGGAAGAGTTCGTCGATATGTACGCCGAATTCGAGAATCTTCCGCAGCTCAAAGATTGCATTCGCTCTGCCGGCCCCGTTACGCCCGGATCAGAAATGACGCAGGAAGGGGCCGGCCCGCCGAATACGACCCGCACTTACGAGCGCCGCAGTGTGGCCGCGGGCCCGACGCCGCAGAACGCGGCCAATCAGGAAATCCAGCAGTGGCTGTCGATGGACTCGGGCCGCACTGGCGCGATGCGAGGGAACCCGGCGTGAAATACATCTTCCGACGCACCGACAACGACCAGCTGGTAGAAGTCGATTTCGACACGATGATGACGCAGCAGGGAGGCTACATCACCCTGCCCGATGGCGCGGAGGCTCGCCGCTGTGCGTACCTGGAAAAGCCGGACGAACCGCCGCAGCCGAAATCCGACAAGCGAAAGAAGGTGCAGGCGAAAATCGTCAGCATGTCACTGGGATGCACCGGGCATCAGGTCAAAGAGTTTCGCAAACTGATGGCAGATCACAAGATTCCCGGCGAATTGGTCGGCGAAGAATCTCCGCACGGAACGCATTTTTACAACGCGATATTCCCAAGCTGGAGGGCTCGCGACGCCTTTGCCAAGCTCCGCGGAATAACCAACGACCGCAACAGCCGAAACGGCGGCGCCACCCCGCTCGGCACAGTGCTCTACGACCGGGCCGTCGCAATCACAACCCGCCGCGAGGACTAATTCGCCACTTGACACGGATTCGCCCGGTTTAGTAAATATGCTAATCAAGTGAACTTGCAATCGATTTGCAAAAACGGATTTCGGTTCTTCACTTCACGGATGAATCATGGCCTTGGAAATTTCAGATCACGTGCTGGCGAGCTTGCAAGGGGATGGCCCCGCAGATGTCGCGGCCGCGCCTCCTGAGCCAACCGCCACTGCTCCCGCTGCTCCGCCTGCTCCCGCCGCAGCCGCTGAAACGAGCGAGAATCCAGCCGCCAGTTCCCCTGGTCCTGGAGGCGGCACGGAGGCCGCCACCTCGCCCGCTTCCTGGTTGAACGATCAATATCGGGAACTCGGCAAGAGCGCCGGGTTTTCGGACGATGAGCTGGGTGAGTTTCAAAGCGAGGCGGAATTCAACCGGACCTTGCGTGCCATCGACCGGCAAATGGCCGCCTTCGGCCAAGCCTCTCGCCAGCACCAGCAGGTTGCCGACCCGGCCAGGCCCGCTTCCGATCCGCCTCCGGCGAGCCAAGCTCAAGCCTCGACTTCGGCGCCACCTCCGCCGTCAACCGCCGCCGCCGTCGCCGCCGCTGCAAAACTGGCCCGAGTAGACCCGGCCAAGTTGAAGGCAGCCGGCTACGACGAAGACGCGATCGCCGAACTGGCGAAGCTCAATCCCCTGGCTGACGAAATCGAGCAAATGCGTGCCGGTTTCGAGCAGATGCAGTACACCTTTGGCGCCTGGCAGCAATACCAGGCGCAAGCCGCCGAACAACAGCAAGTCTACAATTTTCACGCCGCCGTCGATGCACTCGATGACGCTCGGTTTGGAAAAGCGTTTGACGGCGAAGGCCGCGCAATGCAGCTCACAAACGAGCAGCACGCTTTTCGCGAGCGGGTCCAGAAGGCTGCCTTCGATATCGAGCAGGGCCATATCGCCCGCGGTGCTCCGCTGCCGCCGATCAACATCACGATCCAGCGGGCCAGGAATTATGCCTTCGCTGAGGATATTCGTAAGGAGGAGCGCAGTCGCACTCTCGCCGACGTCGCCCAGCAAGCGAAGAACGTCCGGCCCGTCGCCAGGCAGGCACGTGACCCGATCAGTCGATTCACCCCGCCCCCGGCACGCGATAACGCCGATGGCGTCCCGAGCATCAACGAGGAAGCCGCCCGGATTTTCAAGGAAAGTCGAGCCGACTGGGATCGAATCAGGAACCCGTCCACAGCAGCCTAACAAATCATCGCAGCAGAAATTTTCAACTGATCGGCACGGAGGGCCGGTTGGACGACAAGCAAGGAGGCCCGTCCGATGCCGCTTACTCATCAGGATATCGACGACTTCGTAAACTCCGTTCTCCCGAGATTCAAGAAGCTCAAGTATCGGGACCTCTCGCTGGAATATCAGTCCTACGTTTCGGCGCAGCTGCTCGACGAAAAGACGGTCGGCGAAGAGGGCGGAGACGACATCAACTGGGACATCAACAAGGCCAATACCGGATCGGCCAGAGTCAGCGGCCTGTACGACGAGGACGAGACTTCGGACGGCGATACGCTGGCGCAGGCTTCCGTCCCGTTCTCGAAGCTGACGTGCAATTATTCCTACGACATGGACCTGCCGGGGTTCCAAACCGACGGCGAAACCATCGTCAAACTGCTGTTGCACAAGGAGCATCGGGCGAAGAACGACATGGTGGAGCTCAATGAGCAGCTGCTCTGGAGCGCCCCGTCGAGCCCGTCCCAAAAGCGTCCGATGGGCATTCCGTTCTGGTTTCCCAAGGACGCTAGCACGACTCCGGAAGGGGCGTTTAACGGCGGCGACCCGTCGGGATTCACGTCGGGCGCCGCGAACATCCTCGTAGCGGACGTTCCCCGCTGGAAGAGCTGGACCTTCGGCTACGAGAACGCGATGGTGGACCTGGTTCGCAAGCTCAAGTTCGCGATGTGGAGCACCAGCTT